ATTGTCTGTGCACAGGGGCTGCCCAGGCTGTCTAACGGCCGAAGTGACGATGATGAGTCGCCCAGGATTTGCACCTACATCAGGTCGCGTGGCCTGAGCACACCAGTGTGACTGGCTACTTCAGTTGTCGTATGGCTACTACAGTTCCAATTTCAGTTGCTGTTTGTTGGCTCGTCTTGTTGCCCAGCCTTTTTGGCCGTGAATCAATGCGCGCTCAAATGTGCGTATGCGATGGCAACGGCAACATACTGGGTCGCATTTTTCAAGCTCGGCAATTGTTGAGTGAATGCCGAATTTGTGCGCTTTTGATAATTCGAATCGCTTTTGTTCGCCTGGTCGATGATCAGCGTCAATCAGGTAGTAATTGTCTTTTGTGATGATGAAATCACAATCCATGCATTTGCCTGCTTTGATGCGCCATGCCCGGTAATACTCAGTGCACTCAACACCACGCCTGTTACGGCCTTTTAGTTTTTTGGTGGAGTGATAGCGCTTATTGCTGTAAGCGCGCATTTGGGCAAGTCTTTCTTCTCGGCTTTTGGGCATAATTACTTCCAGGCGTCAATTACCTTTGAGGCGTCTGCCTTTGTTAGTTCGTCGTAGAGCTTGATTTCGCGGCCGATGATGGCGGCGATGCCATCGAGCGTGGGTTTGCCTGCTGCGAAGCCTTTGCCTCGTGCCAGGGCTCGAATCATGCCAATCTGTTTATCACTGGCTTTGCCTTTGGGGTTCTTGAATTGCACAACATTGCTGGTCTGCTGCTTGTCGGTGAACGGATCAGGCACCGGGTCGCCATTGTCGTATGTGGCTGGCACTTCGGTCACGGTTGGCACTTCCTGTTGCCTAGCGAGCACTTCTTGTTTGCTGGCCATCTTGTGCTCGATGCCGAAGCCCATCATGCCCAGGGCGCGGCCGAGAGCTGATGTGCTGGCGTTCATTTGCTCTGAATCGCGCGTGTATGGCGTGGTGCCTGGGAACGGCTCCCAGCAGTAGGCGATGACTGGCTTGGGGTCGTCTTTGTCGCGCCATACGGTGCAGCAAATCTCAATGTAGAGCTTTGTGTTGACTTCACGAAATGTTGGCTGTGATTCTTGGATGCGCAGATCAGGGTATTTCTCGAGCGCCATGCGTAGGCGTGTTGGTACGTCAACGTAATTGTCAAGATTGAAGCTCATGTGTTTGTGTCCTCCAGTAGTTGCATTAGTTCAAACCATTCTTTGACCGGCATCACTGCCATCCATTCACCAACATCCGTAAGCCCAGGGCGCTTGGCGATGATGACGCCTGTGTAAGCGTTGGCGTTTACGACTTGTGTGCGCAGTTGCTCAAAGTAGCCGTGCCATGAGTGTGCTTTGCGGTCTTTGACCTCAATGACGACGCCTGGCCAGCCGGTTACGTCGCCTTTGTCTGCGTGTGTACCTGCTTGGATTCGGTCGGCCATGATGCCGTGTGCGCGTAGCCATTTGACGACTGCGAGCTCTGCTGCGTGGCCTTTGCGTTTCTGTGGGCTGGTCATCGTTCCCACTCGATCACCATGTCGCCAACGATGTGCTTCGGCGCGTCTTTGAGCTGGTCTTTTGCGTCAATCATGTGCAGGCAGTTCAGGTAGCCAATGGCGTCGATGAGCGAATCCTCGTGCAGTTTCTCTACGTCAAGTGATTTCATAAGCCGGGCCAGTTTGACGCATACCATGAATAGCGCAGCCTCTTGCACGGTGAGGTTGTGCTTGTAGTTGGTGAGTGTGCTGAACAGCCGGCGCACGTGCGTGTAGTCATCGAATGGGTGGCCGTACTGTTGCATCCTGTCACCGTTTTTGGTGAGCTGCCATGCGACGTATGCGGCGTCGCCTGGATCTGGCCTAGTTGTCATCGCTGCGTTTCCTCTCGTGGGTGACGACAAGGTAAACCAGGGTTGCCATGAGGTAACCAATCACGATGAAACCAAAGATGATGTCATTCCACAATGCGCGCATATGTGCTCCAGTTTTGCCAGCCGTGCCGGCTTGCGATGTGCCAGGCTGCCCACAGGTTTGTTAGTGGGTCGAGCAGCTGTGCGCAGTCGTCGAGGATGGCTTGGGTTTGTAGGTAGCCGCGCGGCCAGTATTGATTTGGCGTGCACCAGTAGTCGTTGATTTGCATAAGGCCGAATGACTGGCCGTTGTCGCCTATGGCGTTTGGCAGGCAGGCCGACTCCAGCTCCATGACCTGTAGGGCGGTGGTCAGGTCATGGGGCTGAAAGCCGCCTCGTAGGGCTGTGTCAGCCCATTCTTGGCATCCTGGGCCCTCATACCGCACTTGGTGGTTTGGGGCGCTGTAATCGCTTCCTATTGCGTCTGGTGGCGTGCCAGCCCCGACCGGGGAGTAGACGGTCGAGGCTGACACGAGGCCCCAGGTATCCACTTGTGGATCCTGCGTGACCATCACTCCTACCGCGCCGGTAAAGAGTGCCGCAGCAAAGATGGTGACGATGGGGCTCATGCGACGCTCGGGTGCATGGGTTCGATCGGAGGCTGGTGGGTGAGCTTTGATGGTTCGCTCCAGTCATCGTCTACGTTGAATCGGTAACGCAGCTGCGCCTTCAGTACGGCGCCTTCCTGGTCACGAAATACTACGAGATGAAACTGTTGCCCAGTTTCCTGACACAAGCCGGTCAGTATTTCATAGGTGATGAGTGTGGTCATTATTGGCCGCCTCCAACGGCTGATTTCACCTTAGCGCACTTTTCGTCGCTTGTGGGGGATTTGCAGCCTTACCACTTTTCGCACCATTCGAGCCGGGATGAATAGCACGTTGTCCACGCCTTTGTCGTCGGTCAGCGATTGGGCAAGTATGAGGTGCCTGGCATTGCGCTTGGAAAGCAGCCAGCCCACTGATTGCACCACGCAGGGCTCGTCGGTCAGGTCGGCCAGCTCGTGCCACTCGTCATTGTCGATGGTGTGAGCGTCATGCCAAGTGACCAGCACGAGGGGGTGCTCTAATCGAGCCATACGACGTATTCTGCCGCGACTCGGCCTTTGTCTGGATCGATGAAATGCAGGCGCTGTGACGGTATGCCTGTGGCTGCCACGAATTCGCGCGCGTATTCATTGTGCGATTCGGGTGAGCCGGTCACAAAGATGCGGCCGCCATTGCCCATTGTCAGGCTCATCGGCGTGTGCCAATGGCCCATGTAGCAATCATTGAAGGCTGGGATGACGCCTGATGCCCAGGCATTGACCTTGCGCAAGATGCCGAAGGCTGGCGTGTTGCCGCCGAAGCTCTTGATTTCGTCACCGTGCACGAGCAGGCCGCGATACGTGCCAATGTCAAACAGCTGGAACCAGTTGTCCGATGCCTGCCAATCTTTGACCAAGTAGCCGACTTGGTTGCGTGCGATTTGGTACGCCATGCGATCAATGTTGTCGCTGGCCGCCATGTCACCTCGGCGGCCGATGCGGCCGTGATTGCCGTACTCGCATACGACGCGCACCGTCTTGAAGTTTTGCGACAGGTTGATTACGACGCTTGAGATGATCTGCGACACTTCAAATAGTTGCTCGTAAAGCAATGCGTCAACTTCGTAGGCCTGTCCTGGAAAAATGCCCAAGCCCTCAACCATGTCGCCACCAAGCAATAGCACGGCTTCGTTGACCGGGTGATGTTTGCGTTGAATCTCCGTGATGGCAATCGACTTGTCTACGAATCGCTCGATGCGTTTGCGGCACGTTTCTTTGTCGTAACTGACTGTTTTTTTGCCGAGCTGCCAGTCGGTGCAGTGCAATAGCGCGACTTCGGGTTTGCCTTTGCGCGTGTCTTTTGCTGGCGGTTTGATTTTGACTGGTGGTGTTGCCAGGGCTGCGTCTTTGGCGGCCTGATACACGGCAGCGACAAGTTCGCCGGTCTTGTGCTTCAGTCTGATGTTGAGCTCATTAGAGCGCTTTAGTGCCTGGCGCAGCTGATCGATTGTTTGCAGCTGCTCTACTTCGTCACTTAGCGGCATGACGTTCCCTAAATCGGTAAACGAGATTCCAGTCGGCTTTGAAGCCGTGTTTGGTCAGCAATTTGGCGACTGAGCCTGAGCTGTATTGCGTGTCAAAGATGATGTCAGTCCACTCTTTGCGATTTGACTGTTTTTTGAGCCAAACCTCAAGCTCATCAAGCCTGTTGATTTTCGGACTTATTTCGTCGCGTAAAGCCATTGATGTGATCCTCCAGGTGGTTGTCTAGCTTGTTTTCCACCCTAGTCAAGATTCGGCGCACGTATGCGTGATCGTCGGCGTTTTCTCGTCGGGCTCGCTCGACCAGGGCAGCCGGTACGCCAGCCACTATCAAGGCAACGGCTGAGATGAGGGCGACGGTGATTTCAGTTTGCATGGGTGTCTAGCCAGCGCTGCACCCTGGGCGGTATTGATTCTGCCTTGAAATAGCGGATGTGCCACGGTTCGGCGCCAGACCTGAATTCCCAGCTAAAGCCGAACGTCAGGCAATTGGCTTCCATCCACTGCAAACGGTCGCCTGAGGCCTCTGATACGTCAACAGCGAGCCCTAGGTTATGTGTGCTTGTGCCCGGTACGGCCATAGGTGCCAGCCCAGGCTTCAGGTACCAACGTTGGCCTTTCCAAGTGCGTATTGATGTGCTGTTAGCGATTGGCGCTGTCGTGTATCGAGCGAGAAAGCCACGCTCTTGTGTTGCTAAATCGCGGTATGTGTCTGCGTGCGTAGTTGGCTTGAACGGTCTAATGCCATCAGCCTGAGCTTGCTTGCGCATCGCTTCCCACGCTTGCGCTGCGAGCCAATGCAGCCGGCCATAAGGCCTAATTGATCGCAGCAGGTAGGCAGGGATTTCGCCTGGTGTCACGTTGGACAGGTCGGCTGGTAGGCGCACCGGCCTGACTTCACGGCTCACTTGCGGCCGTACCTATGGTCTTTCGTGTTTGCCCAAGCGTAAATCAGCGGCAATACCGCTGCCAAGCCGGCTTTTAGCGCGCCTTCGAGATCGTAACCGCTTGTGATAAGCACGGCGACGCTTCCAGCGACGAAAGCTTTTGCCCAATCCTCTAAGACGTACTGCCACTTCATCAGCCCACCAATGCTTTGATTTCGGCTTCAGTCAAACCAAGCGCGGCCAGTTTGGCGCGAGCTGATGCGATTGCTGCGGCTTTGGCATCAGCGACTGCGGCTTGGGCCTCGGCTTCGGCGCGTTGAGCGTCAATGCGCGCAGCCTCGTCGGCGGTTGCTTCGCGGATGCTGTCGTCGACTTGCACTTTGTATGTCATGGTGTCTCCTAGTTGCGGTAGCCGTAGACCTTAATTGTGCCGCCGGTGATCGTGCCAGTGTTGGTTGTGAAAGTAAAAGCGGTGTATTGCGTCGTGTTGTTGAGGTAGCCGCCTTGGAATCCGACAAGACCTGTTGTTCTAGCTTCGACTACTGTGTCAACCCATTGCGTGGTTTTTGCCAAGTTCGGCCCGAATACATCCATTACTCCGTGCAGATTGTCGGTTGTGCCGTACACGCTGCTCTCCCATCCGCTGACATTTTGTCCACCGCCGCCAAGAGGTGTTGTTGCGTTGTAGTTTCCGTAAACGACCCATCGGTAATACCCGGTTGTGGTGCTGCCTAGTGTGAGGATCAGGTTGTTATTAGTTGAGGCGACGCCACCGTTGACAATGATTCTGTAGTTGTCGTAATCGCTGCTGAATGCACCGGTGACGGTGACGCTGCTAACTGCGGTGCCGATGGTTTGCGATTTCACGAGCCAGAGGCCGACTGCGTTCATGTCGCTGGCATTGAGCACATCGCCCGAAGCGAAAACAGGATAAGTCATACGGTCAGCCTAATACGTTGGTGGAGTCCATTTTGCCGTAGACCGGATCATCAAGCAGCAACAGGTACACAATTGTTGTCGGGCTGGTGTAGTAGGTAATTCGGTGGCCTCGGTTCACGTCGATAACGCCTTGGATGCCTTCAACTGACAATTCCTCGGTCAATGGTGTGCCCAGGCCAGGGATGGTCTTTTTGATGCTGATGGTATCACCAATGTCGATGGTGGCTGCATCGTCGCGCTGCGTTGACGTGAGCAAACCAAACCAGGTGGTCACGCTCGTGTATCGGGGCGCTGGATCAGGTTCGAGCAAGTATGCGGCCAGTGCGTCAATTTCGCCTTGTATGTGCAGCAGGCTGTTGGTGATGCTGGTGCCCTGGATGAAGTATTCGGCGATGCTGCCTGCGTCGGTGTCGGTGGCTTCTTTGCCATCGAGCGCGCCGACATAAGCGCGATTCACTACGTTGTCGGCATCAAATTCAACGTCAAGCGCTTCGTATTTGGCGCCCACGCCATCGTCAGCAAAAGCCAATACCGGGCCGCTAAGCGTGTTGCCAATGCGGTTTTGAAACGTAATCGTGCCATCGCGCGCCACAAACAGGCGGCCTTGCTCAGCGTCGTTGATTTGCGTCAAGTAAGCCAGCGTGTTGGTGCCCTGGGGAACCGTGTACGCACTGTCATGACCAAGATTGACGGTGCCTGTTGCAATGTTGGTCAAGCCGGTGTAGTCGACTTCGGGCAGCGCAAGCACGCTGGTGATGCGTTGGCCTGATGTTTCAGCGCTCACGTTGTATTCATCGAGCTGGGTTTGTGCCAGTTTGTAGAACTGGTCTGCGCATTGCACGTTGACGGTGTTGTAACCAGCCAGGGCGAATTCATAGGTGTAGCCGGTGACAATGCCTGTGAACAGGTACTCGCCATCGCGGCTGAGGCGCACTGATCGCATTGGCGCCAAGCCAGGCTGATTGTTGGCTGGATTGTAGTAAGGGCTGCTGCTGTCGTATGGGCCGAGGATGCCTGTTTCGTCACGCATAGAGAATGTCATGACGCCTGCCCCGAATTGGTAGTCGGATTTGCGTCGACCGCGCGAGTAGGCGATTACGGTGACGAATTCGGTAATGTCTGCATACTGCGTCGTGCCGGGGCCGAGGCCGTATTGAGCATTATTCAAAACGCCTTTTAGTGGATCATCAAGCACAAATGCGTTGACGTTGAACCCAGTGTCAAGCTCCAGCAGGTAATCGCCTGACTGTACGACTGTGGAAGCCATTACGCGATCTGCAGCTGTAACGGCCCACTGCGCCGGTTGTAATCAGTCAGAGCGTCAACGATTGCGTCGCCCAGGCTGGCTTCAGCGATGGCTGCGTTGACAATGACGGTGATGCCGCCAGTGTCGCTGAGCAGTGTTTGTTCGCCCAGGCTGCCGCCGATGCCGCCTCCGCCACCACCAAAAAAGCCTTCCTCGACTGGCAGGATGCCGACCATGCCTCGACCGAGGCCGCCGCCGCCACCGCCGACTGCGCCACCACCGCCGCCGCCGCCACCTGAGGGCGCAGGCAGTTCTACGGCTGGCGCAGGCACCACAGGCACCACAGGGGCCGCGAATCGCCTCTCAATAAGGTCTGGGCCGCTTGTGCCGCCGGGTGTGGCCGTTGCGCCACCAGCGCCGCCTACGTTGAAGCGCGGCAGATTGATTTCGCCAATAGGGCCGATGTTGACACCTGGCAGCAGGTTCAGACCTTTGATGATTAGGTTCACCATGTCGACGTAGCGGTTGGCAATGTTTTCAAAGATACCAATGATGAAATTGCCCATTGTCATAAATGCGTTTTTGACGCTGCCTGTTTTCTCAACTAGCACCATGAATCCTGCGACGAGAGCTGCGACAGCGACAACGACCAGACCGACCGGGTTGGCTGCCATCACTGCGTTGAGCACGATCTGGCTAGCCGTAATGACTTTGACTGCTGTGTTGAGCACCAGAATGGCGGTAGCCAGGGCACCGACCGCCAGCATCACTTTCACGATTGTGTCACTGTTGTTTTGCGCGTACTCAGCGAAACGTTGCAGGTATGGCAGCAGTTTTTCAAGGATTGGCAAGAAGGCTGCGCCGATTGATTCTTTGGTTTCGCCGATGGTCAGCGATAGGCGTTTCATGCGGCCTTCGGCGCTGTTGGCTGCGACTACGGCTGCGCCACCGACCGTTGCGTTGAGCGCCTGCATAATCTCATCAAGGGAGGCACCGTCTTTGATGAGGCCGCGCACGCTGGGCACTAAGTTGCCCAGGGCTTTGGTGTTGCCTGCGTAGGCTTTTGCTACGGCGTCGGTAACGGCGCTGAGCTCTGTGCCGGTGGCGGCTGAAATGTCGAGCGAGGCGTTGAGCAGCTCTTGGCTGTATTGCAAATCGCCTGTGGTTTGCACGAGCGTTGCTAGGGCTGGCCTGAGCACGTCGTCTGCGACTGCTGCGCTCATCATAGTGGCCTCGATGTAGGCCTCTGCGGCTCGCACGTTGGCTTCGCCAGCCAGCGTGTTCTTTTCAATGGCTAGGGCCAGCAATTCTTGTGCTTTGGCATCCTCGATGGCTGCTTTGGTGGCGTCGCCAATAACTACGGCCAGGCCACCGATAGCGGCTGCGGCCGGCAGGGCTGCTTTGCTTAGGGCGAACTGGGCTTTAGCGCCAGCGCCCTCAAGTTGTTTGAATTCGGCAACGGCTTTGCTAATGCCTTTGCCATCAAACTCGGAAATAATTGGGATTGTTACGGCCATTAGCGCACCAGTCTACGATTTGTCTCGTCGGTGATTTTGTCGACCAGTTGCGCAAGATTTTCGTTCACTGCGTCAGCGTTACGTTCGTAGGTCGGCCACATGAGGCGTGATGCTCGGCCGTAGAGCTGATCGAGTGCTGTGGCTAGCCGGTTGGCTGATTTGCGGCCTGCCATGTCAAAGATTGTGCCTGCTGGGCTTTTCATCGTGACGCTGAAAACAGCCAGGCTGTTGCCTCGACGCCTGTTGCTAAATCGCGCGATGATGGATTTGCTGACTGCTTGCTGATCCCAGGGAAAGATGCGGCCTTGTTTCCATGACCGGGCAAAACCTGACAGCGGCCTGGCAACGACCTGGGTGCGTGCCTCTTTTACGATTGGGTCGACGATTTGCTTGAAGTCGCGTTTGATTTTTTTGGCAAGGTCAGGCTCAAGCTTTTGCAAGTCGCGCATGGCTTCTTTGACGCCAACGACGGTGACGGATGTGTTAGCGGCCACGACGTTTCTCCTGTTGCTTTTTAGCCAGCAGCAGCACGGTAGCCAAATCCTCTACATCGAATTCGATGCCGTTGGGCCAGTAGCCGGTAGCCAACAGCAGCTCAGCTAACTGGCGTCTGATGCTGCCGCTGCCGTAGGGTTTGCGCCGGCGACCTCCACGACGCTGAAATCATCCACTGATTGCAGCCAGGCGTCATAGTCGCGGCCTTCACGTTTCTCAACGTGCAGTACGTGCCAAGCCATAAACATTAGGTCATCGATACCGATGCCGCCCTGCAGATCAGATGCGCGACGCTTGAACTTGCGTTCCCACGCTGCGGCAGTTGCGATGGTCGTGGTGACCGTCTCGCTGACTGGTTGTCCTGCCGGTGTCTTGAAAGACACCTGGATTGTCAATTTCATGCCGTTGT